ATACTATCGAGATCATCGTCTGAACGTATAAGAACACATGAACTAAATTGCTTGGTTGGGGTACCAAGACCAGCAAGAACAGGAGTAGCGAGAGTGAATAAACCATCGCTGGCAGCTTGATAGTAGTCTTTGATGTAGCGCATTCTGGCTGAGTTCGGTTCTTCGGCATGAAAGACAGTAGCGGCCGCGACCATATATCTAATTTGCGGAGTTTCATAAATTTCCTTTGTAGCACGATTACGAACAAGATATTTTTCAATTAGCTGCTCAATAGCGGCATAGCTATATTGCTCGTCCTTTTCATGATCCAACATAGCATTCATCTTGTTCCAGTCATCTTCGCTGTACCACTCTAATAGCTCAGGAGTGTATAGACCGACAGCAACATTCTTCTTTACAATTTCATAGATGTGAGGGACTTCATAGCTGCCATAAACATCTTTACGCAGCATGCTAAGACGCTGTTTGCCAGCAACGAATTGATAATTTGTATGACCGATTTCTGGATTGGCTTCTACATCGATCAAATCAACTACGGCACGAAGAGTTACGCCATCGATCTCTCGAGTGGTAATGCCATCATAGAAATGAGGCTGGCTTTTGATTTCAATCATTGATTGACTTACATCAGCAATACCTTTACATATCTTTGCAACCTGAGCTTGCCATTTTTCAATCTGCAGTGGTTCTAATGCGCCGTTGCGTTTTAAGACATTTATAGATTTGCCAGATATTGTCATTGATTATTCCTTTGTTATTTGTTGTACTTTAATGATAGTCTATTTAACAGGATCTAATTTAGATTCTATTATATTTTAATATGATCGATATCAGCTCGACTAAACTGATTTAGAACTTCAAAGTCGCATTGTTCAATGCTTAAAATTTGTCCTAGAGTATAATTTAGCACAGTTTTCTTTTCAATAACTACTACTAGATGAATATCTTTTTCGCTAAAATTGTTGACTAACCATAGCTCAACTTCTGTGCTAGGACTACACATCCACAGTGTATATGCTTGACCTAGTGCGATAGCACTGCGGCAAAATTCGCCGCGGTTAATCATATCCCATGGATTCGGCCATGTGTCTGGTTTATATGGGTCAATTGTTTTTTTCACCCAGGGACTAAAAGTCCACCATTCATTAACATGATCAATAACTTTTTCTAAGCTTTGATCAAACAGTTCCTGTCTTAATTCTCTCCATGCAAGAATTTTTTCACTAGTGTTTTTATACCATATACTGAAATCGTGACTCATGTGTTTACTTATAATACTGATCTACTCTCTTGGTCCACTCTAAGCAGTAGTGGTCAAACTCTGTGCCATCAATTACAAAACTCTGCAACTTGGCATCTCTGTCAATAATATTGATAGCACAGGTCCTAATGTCAGTGCCATGTACTTCATTGTGTGCTAGTGCATAAGCACAGCATTGCAGGAAGTAGTCTTCGATCCATTCTTTCTTCTTAGGCTTTTTAGTAGTCTTATGATCAATAATAGCAGGCTTACCTTTCCATACACCAATCATATCACTAGTACCAGCGTATAGTCCTGGGTAGTATAAACTGGCTTCGATGCCCCATACTTCGTCGACATTAGGAAATGCTTCATTGATCATAGTATCGGCCATGGCACGAGCCATTTCCTGTACAAGATTATTTCCTTTAGGGCGCTCTTGTCCTAGCACATAATATTCCAAATGCGTATGCATTAATGTGCCTAGACCAGCACTTTCAGTGCTAATGCGATTGGCTTCAGCATCGCCTACTCGTTTACGCCATTCAATCAAATGTGTTTTATCTTTGGTACTGTCAAGAATGGTAGTGACGCTGGCCACTTTGCCAGATGGAGTGTCATATAAACGAGAACCATTGGATTCTACTCTTTTTAACTTTTGATATTGGTATATAGGATTGAATAACATAGACTCGTATGTTACATGATTGTGTAAGAAAAGTCTATCGTAATATTACCAACTAACAATCCACTTAAATGTATCACTAGTGGTCGAATTGGTTCTGCGTTCAATAGAATATCCTAGGTTTGTAAAATAACTTAGGATTTGTCCCATTTGAATAAATTTAGCACGATCGTCAATTGATCCCTGCCATGTGTTAAAGTATAAAATAGCCGTAGTACGGCCAGGCAAAGCTGTAGCAGTCATTGTAGTGCCTGTTACAGTTGCTTCATACAGGCCGCTGCTAACTGCTGCCAAAATAGCATCTTCGATATCTCGAATTTCATTAAAAATTACAACATCATTTTGTGCTTTTGCACGAGCTTGGGCAGCAGTTAACATTATATTTGTCATTTTAATTTATCCATTGCCTGTTTAATAGCTGTTGATTTCATTTTACCGGCTTGCTGATCTGCCTTGGTCATCATCGAACTCTTTACGCCTAAATTCAATGCAATTGAATCTAAGTTTGCACTAAGAATAATATCTTTTAACTCATTTCTATGACGAGATAAAATATCAATCAACAGCGGAGCTTTTACATTGTCTTCGGGGTCTAAATCATTTAGTAATTGCTGTACACTAATTTCTTTAGCCCCTTCAGCTTTTGCTCGTAAGAGAATAGGTTTGATTAGATCCAGTAACTGACGATCACTGTCAACTAATTCAAATAAACGCATTACTTTAACTCGCGACCTGTTGGCAATTCTTCTTCGCCACTGGCAGCATCCGCAGCACCAAACTCGTCGCCAGTAGGCTCAAGTGCTGGCTCTGTTTCCATACCAGCGGCAGGTGCTTCGCCTTTAAGAGCTGCTAGTGCCTGACTTAGTCCGTCTTTGGCTGCTTTTACTGCATCTAGTAATGTGCCAAAAGTTTGATCTGCACTGTCGCTGAATGCTTGACCCTGCTCTTGACTAAATGTGACTTTCATTTTTTCAGCCAATGGCATTAGATCGTCTGTTTGCATTTGTGCAACATCTTCGGCCATCTTTTGCAAATCATCGATCATGTTTTGGGCAACAAGGATCAATTCGGCCTGTGCTAGATCTTCGCCGCTTTGCTCATTAACACGACGAGTTGTACGCATTGGAGCAATTTCCTTAAGAATGTGCTTTAATGCTTCAATGATCATTGTGTTCTTGACATAACGACTATCATGTTCATAACCACGAACACTGCTGGACAACAGGTGATTTTCATTAATTAATTTAGTAATTAATGTTTGTACTTGTACAGCATCGCCGCGAGCTTGAAGCTTTAAGCCAAATTGGCTATTTAAGAAGTTTTCAACTACACGCTTTTTGCGCTGTGATGGGTTAAAAATTTCAGAGGTGTTCATAGTAAATTCCTTTTTATTATTTATCAATATACTTTAGATAATTGGCATTTGATTTCATGTAGTCTATGCTGTTTATCAATTAACTTAATAGCAAAAAGCTCTATATCGTCGCCTTTATTTTCTTTCAACTTTGTTTGGTAAAATCTTATTTGATCTAAGCAACGATAGTATTCTTGGTCAAGTTTATAAATTATTTGATCTAGCGGACAGCTACGAGAAATCTTTTTATTAACATTATAAACAATAGCCAATGCACTTGAAAATAATGCTATACCTTCATATAATGTGTCTTTAGTATATAAATCCATGACAGCATAGTCATTTCGACCCGAAACTATCAATTCCCAACGATCATAAAACACAATGCTAGACTCTGTTGTTTGGGCTATAGCCAGCATACCTAAAATATCCTTAGGTGTTGCGTCTTCTAATAATCTATTTACTTTTTTAAGTACAGACTGGGAATCAACGCTGGAATAATTTATAGGAAACGATTTGCGATTCTTCATCGTATATTCTATCTACTAGGCCAGATCTTGACATTTGCTCAAGAACTTCTTGTTGTCTTTCATTAAGACTGTGCCTAGGTAAATTTTCTTGCTCTTTGACCATATTAAACAATTCACGTTGTTCATTAGTCATCATATAGCGTAGACCAGTAACTAGTTCAGCTATTTTCATTTTTTAGCCTTTCGCCAGCTGGTATTGGCTACTGGACTAGTAGTTCCTGCATCTGGGCGTTCTTGGCTGCCTTTATGGCTGACTTGCACACCTTTGACGCCCATTAGTTTATCGGCGGCTTGAATGATTTCTATTTCTTCAGGCGTATAGCCAATCATTACCATGTTTTCGGCCCAAACGCTTTCTTGATCAAACTCTGCAGGATCATCGGCGGCCGCCGCAGCAGCAAGAGCCATACCATAACGCATTTGCATATAGGTATCAGTGTTTCTTAATCTGGGTTCAATAATAGCACTAGGGATAGCTTCGTCAACGCCACTGTGTCGAATACTACCGTATTCTTTTCCGCGACCGATAAATCCGTGATAAGCTTCGTTTACGATTTCACGGATTTTCATCTTCTCATCCTTTGTAGAAGATTTTTAATTTGCCTTACATTAGGGTCATTTTGTTTAGCGGGATCTCGCAAGACTGCGGCCAATTCATCCTCTTCAGTATCGTCTCCAACATCGCCCTGCCCGCGTGACATAGGAGTAATTGATGACGATCCTCTGGGTTGAATAGGCTTGAACATTGATTGACTTTTGGGAGTAGTGGGGACACTAGTATATTCTTTGGCAATGGAAAATCTTTGATCGTATTTGGATAAAATCTGTCTAGCACTATCTAAGTCATCTTTACCCACATGAGTGATTAAATCTAATACTTCGGTAAATTTTAGATCTTTAGTTATACTAGCAATGTCAGCATCGCTTATGTCGCCGCTAGGGTCAACAAATCTAATTACATCTGCTAAACTACGATCATCTGCCATATTATACCTTTATTTATTTACTGATTTATTCAGTGACTTTAATCGCTTACTTAAAGGATTAAACATTTTTGTTCTGCGAGCTTTTCTAACTATCTTAGCATTGAAACGCTTTCTAATACGCTTCATCATAAATCGTTTCTTTATATTAATTGCTTTGCTGCATGCTCCTACATTTGCCACTGTGCGACCTTTTTTCTTGCCGCTTGTGCATCTAATCATTCGCTTGAGTTTTTTACCACGCTTTGCCCATACTCGCTTGGCTTCGGTGATTTCCTCCCCTTCGATAATTAGTTCAAATTCGTTCATGACATTAATTTAATAATCTTATCAAAATGTGTACCAAATACTGTTATAACAAATACACCACCAAAAATCATAAATGTCCATTTTTCTTTTAGTTTTTCTAAACTGCTGATTTTTTTAGCTAATTCGGCATGTTGAGTACAACTGGCTTGATACATTTCTTCTAATTTTTCTGTCAAATTGTCGCGAGTCTTGTCAAGACAATCATGCATCTCTTTGACATCAACTTTTAATTCATCTAGCTTTTCGGATAAGTTTTCGACTTTAGTCTCGACTATTCCCAGTCTTTCGGCTGCGGAAGGCATTGGCAAATTCTCCTTGTAAAATTTATTTTATTTTATACCTAAGTAAAACCAAAGTAAGTGCCAATGCTTGTGCCAAAAATTTTATATAATATTTATCCAAAGCTTATAAGTTATCGTTTCTTACAAAGTAAGTATTTTTTTGATCTGCTGCATTAGTTTCAAAAACATCAGTGTCAAAAACAGCAGTTTCGTCTAAATCTGCATAAATGGGAAGACCATCTACATCCCTTACTAATGTATTCACAGTAATGCTACCTACTCTTTCACTAGCAAAACGCAAAATCCATAAGTTATGATTACCGCCAAAGTCTGTGCCAAATTCAAAATCGTCCATATCGGCTGCTACAATTTTTTCAACACTAGCTAATATTGGCTGACTACCTAGGCTAATCGCCTGTAATAAAGCATTTAGATTTTGCGCTTGTTCATAAGCTGTGCCTGCAGCTGGATCGTAAATTCCGCTGTCAGTGATATCAACTAGAGTGTAACAAGTAAAATATTCAATGTTACCTCCAACTACTTCGCCTGTTCTTGCTGTTGCTGGCATAATTAAAACTCCTTTTAATTATTTACCTGATACAACAAAAGTATAGTCAAAAGAAAAACCGCAGATCTTACGATACTGCGGCTTCCCATCCCGAAACTAGTTAGGATTAAACTGCGCTTGATGTTACTGTGAAGCCAGCACCGTCAGCAACTGTTGTGCCACTAACGTCAGCACCGTCGCTACCAACGCTTGTGCCTAAAGCACGAAGAGCTGTTTGTAGGCTAGCTGCGCTAGGAGCAGCGTGACCGTCAACAACAACGTGGATAACGCCAGTGTTAGCGTTGGCCATGTCATAGGCTAAAATACCTGTTGGGAAAGCGAAGAATAAAGCTTCAACACTTTGACCTGTACCGTCTTTAGCACGTAGGTCAACAGCAGCAGCACTGCCGTCTTTAACTGCGATTAGATAAAACTTAACTGATTGTCCTGGGCTGTAAATACCACCGTCTGTAGTACCAACACTTCCGTTTACGCGATCTACCATAATAGGTCTCCTTGATTGGTTCGAAACATAAGTTTCTTAATTTTATTTATCTTCTTTAGGGCCAAACATGTGATATCCTAGCTTATATCCGCCATATAATCCAGCCAATGGCGCCAGTGCTTTTAATAAACTAGGCTTTTCATTATAGCCTAAATTCTTTAATTCGGCGTCAATGGGACCTCGAATTTCATAACCTTTACTCTTGCCAAGATCTTCTAGGAATACAGCTAATTCACTGCGTTTGGCAAATTTATGATAATATTGTAGCATTTTATCAACAACTAAACTTCTTTGCATTTGATTCAACGCTGGCCAATCTTGTACTAGTCGTCTAATAGATTTTAATTTACTATCTGTAATGTTTAACTGCTTTTCTAATCTTAATAAAAGAACAGCAGCATCCGACGATGTGATCTTAGAATCCGCTAATAAGTCTAAGTATCTTTTTACAGTAGGTAAATGAAGTTTTTGCTTGCTTCGTAATATTGCATCTGCTTCGGGATTTTGTCCAATCCTAGAACTAAAAACACTAACAGGATCACTGAGTATATTCAAACTAACATATAGATCTGTGCCGCTTAATCTGGCTTTTGAGAAATTTCTAAAGCTCATTGTTTTATCAGCATAACGAGAAGCTATAGGGGCACTTTCGTATTCGTTATTTAAAATAAACAAACTTAGTAAATCTAAGAAAGCAAAATCACTAACATTCCTGAGATTCATTCCTTTAAGGCCGGAGCCTGAACGATACTGACGACTTTCGATTAGCAGATCCCAGGATTCTAAATTTTCAAACTGTTCCATGTTTTGCTTCTTTAATTGCTTTTATGCCGCGGCGAAATTTATTATCATCACCTGTTTTAAGGCTGTTGAATAGTCTTTTTAATAAATCGTCTCTTTGTTCGGACGGAAAATTCTCATTAATAAATTCAACAAGATATTTTGTGCTGGCAATGACATTTATAGCTTTGTTTTCGACAAAACTTTCCTTGTCGCGCTGCGGCACGATATTAGTAATTTCTTCTAGTATTGATCTAGTTTGTTTACGCACAATATAAATCCTTATGAAATATTTATCAGATAAATAAACTTAACCGTTGGAGATTAAAATGACTTTTGAAAGCAATAAATTTGATATGGGTTCAGTAATGAATAAGCTACGCAACATTGCTGAAAACGGAGCCGAGCGACTCGACGAACTAGATCCAGGCATGGAAACAGGCGGAAAAGAAATTGATACTTCTAGCTTTACCAGAACAATGAGCCGTTTGCAGGCTATTAAAGATGCAGTCGATGAGGATCACTATAATGCTTTACGAGCAGGCGTGCGTAGCTTATACATGAACCGTCGTCCAAACTTGCAGCAAATGACTGCACTAATGGACTTGTTAGAAACAGTGCTAGCTTATGTAGCCGAAGACAACAGTCTATTTCAGCGTTTAAAATCAGATTTAGCAAAAGATCAGCCAGCTAAGGCTGCAGAACCTGACGCCGAAATAGGTGCTCCAACAACTGCTGCGCCGCAGCCTGAGCCCGAAATGAGAGGTATGAAGGCCTAAACCTTTTTAAGAATACTAGCTAACTTGCTACTAGAGTCCATGGTCCTAATCGGGATAGTGGGCTCTTTTTTATTGTCGCCTTGTACCATCGGCTTTTCCCACGCCGGAGTTCCTGTTGGTTTTTCCCAAGGCGGAGCGCCTTCAACTTCTGCCTTACGCTTTAGTTTGTCATGTAGAATGTCTACTGTGCTCGGGGCACTGGGACTGTCTTCTTCTAGGTCTGTAATACGCAGACTTGTGGTATCAAAGAACAGTTCAATTTTAGTACCTACTGCACTACTACTACGAGTTTTCATAAACTGCAACTGTACTCGTTGACGCTCACGCATAGTAATGCTATTGAAAATACCAATTACATTGTCAGCAGTCTGAATCTTACTCAAACCGCCCGAGATATGACTGTGGTCGAATTCAACCGATTCTACTGCGCCTCGATTCAACTGCGATGCTGTACAGAATAGATATTGCCCCTGTGTGGCCATTGCTCGCAACTCTTCAGATACGAGCTTGTCTTTAATAAACAAATCTGCCACGCTGATCTTCTGACTTGCTGGCATCATCAAATCCAAGTAGTCCACAATAACGAAATCAATCTTACGGTTATGTTGAATTTGGAATTCCTTTAACCAACTCTTCAGATCGTTAACAGTAATACCAGCAGTTAGCTGAACAATCTGTAGTTTACCGGCTTTCTTACCCTTCATACGAATTTGTAAGTCAACATCGTCCAGATTGCGATAAATTTCTTTAGTTGCAATGCCCATAAGCATAGCATCCATACGCATACTACACAGACCTTCGCTAAGTTCTAGACTAAAGTAAACACCATTAAGTCCAATCTGACTCCAGTTAAGTGCTAGATTTTGTAAGAATAAGCTCTTACCTGCACCAGATCCGCCGGCAAAGATATTAAGTTCGCCGCGATTGAAACCGCCATATAGCTTGTCGTCGATTGTTTTCCAGCCTGTACTTGTGCCGCCGTTTTGATTCTTAAGCCTAGTTAAACGCTCCATGGGATCAGCATAGTAGTCTGTGCCGAAACTCTTAGGCAAGCCTACGCTACTAGCGTCTTTGATTAGTCGTTCGACTTCACCATAACGCTGTTTGTCTAGCAAGTCTGCACTTTTGAGAATGGCCTTCTCTAGTGCTTTGTGTCTAGAAAACTGTTCAAATTCACTTAAGAACCATTCTTTATGAGCAGCGGCTTCTCCTGGGATCGTTTTTAGTTCGGTACCAGTAACTGCTTGTATTTGTTCAGCAGTAGGACAGTCACTGTACTTGTTAGCATAGTCTTTGATAAACTCTGCTGTCTGTTGCAGACTTCTAGAAAAGTGACTGCTGTCTAAGACATTTTGACAACGACTTAGCAGTTCTTTATCACTGATCAAAAACTCTAAAAATAGTTTTTGTAGATCAGAACTGTATTCTTTAATTTCTTCGCTCACTGACAATACCTTTTGGCCATTAATCTAATTTTAGTAGGACTGTGTTCTGCTGCCTGCAGAATACTATAAATTGCAAACAGTCTTCCATATTTCATTACTGCATCACTGACATCTTTGCAGTTTTCCCATTCGGGAAAACTAACACTCCAACCAAAGTCAGCTGCTCTTTCGACTAATTCCCTTCCTGCCTTATCAGCATCAGGGATTAGTATAGGTTCTATATTTAAGTCTTCAATCAATTGTACTTGACGATCGCTCATATTGTTACTGCCCAATGACAGGCCACCTGTTAGTAATGCATCAAATTCTCCTTCGCTGACAATCACATATTGTCTTTGATCGCGCTGATTATCTAATCCATAAACATAATTAGGTGGTGCCTTTTTATAGTACTTTGGCAGACTATTTGGACATTCGCCTACATAGCGACTTTGCATTCCTACAATTCTATTTTCATGTGTTAGGGGCAAAATCACTCTTTTGTTAAGTGCAGAATAAGTGTTGTCTGTTTCTAACCACACAGCCAAATCATAAATCTGCCTAGATTTTAGATATTCTATTTTTTCAGGATCACTAACTGGCTGAACATCAAAGCCAAATTCAAAATCAGGCCAGGACGGTGTCCACACCGGTTCGGGCTCCTTGTAGACAATCGAATCAATATCTGCCTGATTAAGTAGTTCTAAATTTAATCTCTGTACTTCGGCTTCGTCAAACCCCAATTGCCTCATTAGCTTACGCATTTTAAAACTAAGAGTTCGGCCAGGAACCCAACTTGTTTTAAACTGACAATTGAAACAATGATAGCTAACGCTGCCGTCGGGTCCGTACAGTAGGCCGCCGCGCCGCTTAGTGTCGGGCCTACTTTGGCCGTTGACTACACACATTGGACAGTTAAAACTAGTCCAACCGTTGGGACTAGCCTTTCCAGTTATTCTGCTGCGTAGTAATGTTTGTAGAGCCGTCATAGCTCTGCTATATTAACTTCTGTAGAGAATTTTGTCAACAGATCCGGTATTACTATTATCGGGAGTATAAAGAATTTTTACCCAACGAGCATCGGCAAGGAAATTCCATCCTTGGATATCAGTTGCGCTGTCAAATTCAATTTTATATTTGTCATTAACGAATTTAACTGGATAATAATTGCCCATGCTGTCATATTCCATACTAACTAATGCTTCTATTGTACCAGTAAAGTTAGTGACTTTGATCTGAATGGTATGGAAATTACTGCTGTCGTTCTTTTGTAAGTTACTGGCTACTGGTTGGCTTACCCAACTATTACCCAATTGGCTAAACTGTAGCTCAACGCTGGGAATAAATTTAGGATATGCGCCGTCGCTTACTTCTAACTCTAACGTGACTTTTCTATTATTATCAGTGTAAAGAGCCTGGGCAATGCCATCTGCCTCATATACTACTGCGCTGAGTTGGTATAGACCAGGGTCTAAATCAATAATGTCGCTGCTGAACACAGTAAATTCGCAGAATCCAGATTCTGGTTCAATTAATCTAGCTCGGCGCTGTACTACAAGTTCGCCTGTTCGAACTTGCATTATATTAACCATGATGGATTTGCCTAATAGGTTTATTGGCTTTCGATCCTGGTTTTTAACTTCAAACCCCAAGGTGCTATCTACACCTTTATAGATGGTTTTGCGTGTAGTGTTAAATGGCATGTTGCGTGTCCTGCTTGGTCCTTGTGCGTATACCAACATGGTTCGCTGGGGGTAATGTAATAATGTAAAGGTATCGCTCATGTGTATATTTATTTGATTATTTGGTTATAAATATTACCGATGGCCAAACATAATGAAATACTTGAGAAGTTCCCGTTTTTATGTTTATGTAAAGCCGGAGAAGACGAAATTGTAGGAATTATACAAAATTACACAACGACTCTTGCCAGCATTTATGTTTACAACGTGCTAATTTCTACAGATCACAAGCAGTCTTTTCTCGAATTTGGAGAGGAATGGTGGTGGAACAGCAATAGACAGTTGCCCATAAATCTATTCATAGGGCCAAAATTTAAAGAATTTAGTTATTGCTTAAGAACTTATAATGTAAAAGATTTTGAAATTCTACACGGTGAACCAGTAAGCTTACAAAATATTATCACAAAAAGAATTAAACGCAGACAGATACAGTTAGTTCAAAAAATGTAACTTAAACTGTTCATTTGCAATACTATTGCCATAGCATAGCCAATGGCATGACTACGCTTAAAGCTGTAAACATCATCAGTTTTAGTCCAAACATCAGCGGCAATTTTATCCCAACTTTGTCCAATCAAATGCTTTTTGCCTGGACGAATCACAGCCAATACCATGGCTAGTTGTTCCACGCTTCGTGGCTTCATTCTAATTACAGTATCAGCGTGGTTATGAATATGAAACAACTGTTCAATAATTTCTTTGTGCTCTAGAAGTTCCCACTGGGGGTCTTGCAGCAACAACTCGTCTATTTGCTCATTACTAGTGAACTGACTGTAGATTCCTACATTTAGCAAGTCGATTTTAAACCAACCTTTTTGCTCGGCCTGTTTATAATCTAAAGTTGCTAGTCCTGTGAAAGGATTACTAGGAACATGGTGAAAATAAACACCGGTGTTATGCTTCCGTTGTTTATCACCGTCTAATATCATAGCCGGGATATGATTTACTAATCCCAGTGCTTGCTCTCTATTTGCAAAATCAATGTCAACATCGGTACTCAATGTGTGTTCCTTGGTGCAAATGATTTAACTAAATCCTTCTTTTCAACAATTGCTGAAATGATTTTTTCGTAATCCTCATCAGATAGTGCAGTTCTATAGATACTCAGGGCCTGTGACATCATGGCTGCGGCAACTGACATAGGATCATAGTCTTCTAACATATCCCTGGTGCAATCTAAAATCGTGTAGTAGACTTCCTCGAAATTTTCATGCGACTCAGACATCTCGTTTGATCCTTGATGCTCTGGACGCTTTGTTGTCAGTAGACAACAGTCGCTGTTCTAATACTGCTACTTTTTTCATCAGTCGCTGAAATGCATCAGCGGTAGGTACTACTACACGCTCACCGTCAATGGTCATTTCTACCATGTTATTAACTATATTGACAGTGGCCTTAGACTGTAGTTTATTTTGAAGTAAAACAGGAACTTGCTTTTTTGCAGTATATTGACTCATTTGATCTCCGCTTGGTTAAAAACTTGTTGCACCCATTCAGCATCCTGCTGATGTCTTTTGACTTTGACTCGCCACTTTTCAGGTTCTAGATATTCTACTAATTGTTGTATTTGTCCAGGTTCAAGTCTATCTATTAATCGACTACCTTGATCAGTAGCGAATGTACACCACGGACTAATTCTTCCCATTCTGATATCTTGTACTGCATCAGGTGCGCTTACAGTTTGAAAATAATCTTGCCACGGGTTGTGAGTTTTTTCTGCCCAGGCTTTCATATTTAACAATGTACGCTCGATTGCTCGTTCTACTGGTTCTTTTTTAGTTCTATCTTTAATGTAAGTTTCATATACTGCTGCTTTGCGCCAATCTGAAATCTTAACGCTATTCATGATGATAAACTTTACAAAGTTCTCGGGATCGTCTAGATTCAAATCAATGATATGCTGCGCTAACTTTATAAAGTCTGTATAGTATTTGTTGACTATAAATTCTTCATAAGGCTTGTCGTGCTTAACATTGGCAATGGTCAGCCTGCGAAAGAGCAGCCAGCTTTGATATGCGATACGATTTTGCTTGTCGTCTTTGGCTAGAAACCTACGCTTGGGTTCGCACAAATGTCCAGTTAAAGTTGATTCTCGAACAAAATCTTTTTTACAATATTTGCACTTATAGGTCATTTGCGCCGGCGATAATGTCTTTGTCTTTAATTTGATATTGTTCTAGCAAATCTAATGCCTGTTGCTTAGTCAGCGATTCAAACCATATATCTAGCTCTTGTTCATTTAAATATGGATATTGATCATGCAACCATTGTTTGAACTTATTAGATTTTTTCTTTCGTCCTTTGCCCGGAGCAACATAAGGATGCTTAACTGATTTTCCAATACCAACAATGCTCATCAGCTTCCATAGCATTTCGGGATCTTTAATGTCACTAAAATTAACATTTACAATGTCGTTAGTCATAATTAAGTAATGCTCAATGATTTCTGGGCTAGCACTTTCAGCACTGCTAAGATAGCGTTGAACTAACCAAGGGCTAAAACCTTTGCGCTCTTCTTCTGTTAAGCTGTCATAAAACTTCTTGTTTCGAGTATCGATTGCTGGCAATACTCGTTTGAACATGTCAAGCATTGGTGTTTTACTCATAGTCTATATTATACTATTTTTCTTGAAAAAATCAATGGCATAATCTGCCAACCAAGTATGCCCTTGTTCAGAAGGGTGAAAACGATCATTACAAGTCATTTTCTGTTCTAAACAAACAACCTCATATATGGATCTGTTGTCTAGTAGATAATTGTCTTTGCTTATAAATTTTTCTAAATAATGCTTGTCGTTGGCTACAGCAGGACCGAATGCTGCATCAAAAAATGAATTCATATAAAAGTATCGAATACTTTTATTTTTCAAAAACTCTGTTAGCAATAGCTGTTGTTGATAGAAATCGACATAACTTTCGTAATCATTATAGTATTGACGATAGTATTCATCGACACGCTGTCTTACTTTTTGGTCTGTATAATAATGACCCAGTTGTACATTTTCCCATGTAGCATTATCAATGTTATAGAAGGTAGTTCTAACTGGACTAGTCCATGCAAATAGTACTAAATTATTTTGATCAGCGGTAATCTTTTCTAATTGTTCAAAAAACTTAATTATACTTAATTTGTTTGATCCCCCCGATACTGCGTAGTTATTAACTTTGATGCTCAATTTTCTTTCTACAACCGAAAGCCAATTGTCAGAAAAATTAACTCCGTGTCCTGATAAAAAACTATCGCCGAATGCAAAGATGTTATTGATCATGAAAATTTCTTTCATTGAACTTTTTATTAGCGTAGTCTACGCCAGAGAATTCCATCCACTGCTCTAGTGTTCGTTCAGTTCCTAATCCGTACATGCCCGTTATGTCTCCGCGCATAATTTTATCTAATTTAGACATTGCACGATGATGCATCGGCGATGCAATCTTTTCATCAATGACATCCCAGTGATGCGGTGCTGCGGCTGCGCCTATCGTAGATCCGTAATGCCATGCAACTACTTGCTTAGGCAAATAGATATCATATCCTCGAGTCCAGGACCTAATACCCAATGACATTTCTTCTCCCCAATAATACATATCAGGATCCGACGGGACATCTTTTAACCACTGGGCGCGGGCAAAAATAAAACCTGCAAACAAAAATGGAACACAGATGTTTTTCATCTTAGTGTCCTGCATATTTTTATATTCGCCAACATGCACGGCCCAATCACCGACAAAATTTATCGGTTTAGGAACATGAATTATAGTTGGAGTATCTTTATAAAGAAAATTTAAATCAATATTATTTTTCTTGTCTTTGATGTATGAAGGCATCAAATAACTAATAATCGATCGATTGCCTAATTGATTTAGCTCGTCGACCATAATAGTATCCCAGTTTTTCGTCAGGCGACTATGGCTATCTATCTGTAATACATATTCTTCGTCGGTGTGCATTTGATTAACAATATTGCGGGCCCAGCCTACACCGCGAGATTCTTTATAATCTATTTTTTTAATCAGAATATCATAAGGTAAATGATCAATTATATTCTCAAGCTGCTCGTTGTGCTGCAAAAAAACTGCAAATCTAATATTTTCAGGATGGGCAGCATTATCAATACAGGATTGTATCGTATAAGGAAGCTCGTCATCTAGAAAACTAGCTAATAACACTAATATTTTCATATCATTTTTTCAATAGAAAGCACCTCAGGAAGCTTATTTGTTTCTTTAACAAAATATGCACACAAAGGTTTCGGTCCGCTCTCCAATGGAACTGCTAAGATATGTCCGTGTTTTAATTTAGGTGTGAACCAACGAATATCCTGAAACACATTGATAATTTCTAACGGTTGGAAGTCAGGCCTGAAGCTGGTAATCGGATTAAACACAAAAGCACTAAATCCTCTATCGTTAATATTCATAATAGGAACTACTTCGGGATCGCCAAATTCTTTTTCTCCTATCACAACATACCAATCTAAAGGAACTTGTATGACATGTTCGCCTATCTTTAATACTGCCGCCGGTGCATGAAATGTTTCCATAAAGATTAGGGGAACAAAATGATAATCAACATTTTTAGGATCGTTCCAATCCAATACAGCATACCGCAAATCATCAACTTCCTCGGGCAATGAATTTAATTCAAATGCTGCATTATCTACTGTTAGTATATTCATTAGAATTTCACTTTCTCTGTGCGGAATGGATATCCGGCTTCTTCATAATATTTCTTTCTAGTTGCCATATGGCGTTTGCTAAACTTAGCACTACTGGTAACATCCCAAATCTCTACATGGTCTTTGTCTTCGGCTTTACGAATTCCACGACCGATGCTTTGAATTACGCGAACAAAGCTCTTGCCAGGTTCAATAAGAACAAGATTAAAAATGCGAGGAATATTAATACCAACAGCGGCAACTCCATAAGTAGCAACAATGACCTTATTGAAGGCGGTCTTGACTTCATCATATTGTTCTTTTCTATCATTAGTTTTCATTGCACCACTAACAAAGCTACTGTCGGGCACTCGCTCCACAATCATTTCTCCACATTTAACACGATCCACCAATACAAGAGTATTGCCAGTGTCGCTGAGGCGTTTAATAAAGTCAGAGATGTGATCAATTCGTTTCTCGTTAGTAGTTAGGTATGTTAGCTCTTCTTGATAACTACGATACTCTACAGTATCTTGAAACTGCATTATGTTTACTTGGCAGTTGGCTAACACGCCCAGGTCTTGCAAGTCTTTGGCTGCAATCTTATTTATGACTGGACCAAGACAAGCAATTAGACCAATTTGCTCAAAATCCTGTTTAGGAATAGTTCCTGTTAGTCCCCAACGAATGGGAACGCCAGCAAAAGGTCCAGTTAACAGTTGTTTAAGTACATCTGCTTTAGCTTGGTGAACTTCGTCTACGATAATAGCTACTAGGTCCTGCCCGAACTCTTCTAAACTCAACGGACTGTCGCCTTCCTTGTATCGCTTCTGCAGGCTATTAAGACTTTGCCATGTAACAATAGTATGTGTCTTACCCAGTTCTTTTTTGTCGCCAAAGTAAACACCAACATCTAGTCCTAGTAGCTCGTAGTCCTCGGCAGTTTGCTTAACTAGGTCTTTGTTAGGTACAACAACTAAGCTACGACCATAATCCTGCACACTTCTGCTAAGGGTAGCAGTTAGCACAGTTTTACCTGCACCTGTAGCAATCTCTTGTATGCATTGTGGATTTTCTAAGAACTGATTAATTGCATTTACTTGATAGTCACGCAACATCACAGGCTGGCCAGCCATTGGGTGGCCTTTGGGCCAAATTGTTTGACTGTGAAAATCCTCAGTAACTTTAACAAAGTTAAAATTATGAGTGGGCCTTAAATCATTTATTTCAACTGAATAGCCTTCATCTACAATTGTAGGAAGGATCTTATCTAGCAAATTAAAATAACTAGCGCCACCTAAGGTAAAGAAACTAACACAGCCATCCCAGCGACCTAATTTATAAGCAGGCACATGGTAAGCATAAGGCATAAAAAACTTTAATTGTTTTTCTAAGTTACGCCTTGTGCTGGGATTCAGTCCTTCGATTTTGATATTGACTTCGTCTTTTATATGGATCGTACAAGATGTCATAGACCTAGTATAACATCTTTGTCAAAGAAAAAGCAAGACTTTTTACTTTTGAAATAACCACAAATCTTCAAAATTGCCGTCTCTAGTCTTTTTGGCTTGCCTGCTGCCGCCCATTGCACTCCACTGTACTCGATAATGGTCAATCAAATTCAAATGCTGTGCAGCTACATCTCTCATATCTTCACTGATAGTAGTCATTCGCTTTTCGGCATTTCTGTAATTACTGATTACAAAACCAAACTTAGCGCCGGGCTTCATGACTCTTGCACAGAGTTTTACAGTTTCGGACCAGTAGCCGGCGAGCCAATCTTGATAGTCAGGAAAATTGGTAAAGCTTTGATCTTCGCTGTTATAAATTTCTAAATCAAAATAAGGAGGGCTTAATAAAACAGCATCCACAGTGTTTTGATATTTTGCCGCAAACCCATGTTTTGCATCTAGTTGTTCACTAGGACATAGATAAAGGTCAATTTCCTTATCTGCAATTTCAAATAAACTACGATCCCGATAATCTAGAAACTCTTTGTGTAGCAATTTACCATTGTCTACGACATCGGGTATCACATCTGTAGCAATAAACTTTTTAAACTTGCTACTATAGAATGCTAGCTGATAAGCATTCCATCCCATAACAGGAGAGAACAATGTTTCGCCTTCGAACACACTATCGAGTATTCCTTTAAAGGTAGCAGGATTAAATGTGCTGGGACGATTAGCGCCCATCATAAAGGCCTGCCAGAATGCGCCAGGGTCTCCATCATAGCGACAAATTTGATCGAAGAATGCGGGCCCAACTAAGCTATTACGAAGCTTAAATTGTTCCATCATGACCTTTAGTAGTCCAAATACATATTCACTGTCATTGGCATACCACTTTTTAGTATTATAGTAATTTAGAAAATTAATATTCTTACAGAGCTTTCCATACTTGGCATTAGTTCTGCCGGCGAATACTTTGTTATCTAAAATGTCAGCATTAGGAATTTGAAAGTAAAAGTCTACGGCTTCTGGTAAACTGCCTTGACTCTTAAACCACGCCTTAAGAGTTGCTTCAGCATTAGTGACTAATATTTCGTAGAGCTTTTCTTTAAACAAAGGCAATCGTTCCTGCCTATTGTCTTTTTTAGCTACTCTGGCAATAAAACTATCTAAGTCTTGTCTTACTTTGAATGTGCCCGACTTATCGGAGATATCTAAGATTTGTATCTGCTGGCAAAACTCTTCCAAAGTCGGCTTGGATAAATTAAAAAGAGCCAAAAAGTCTTGTTCACTGAACAGTAAATTTTTCATAGTCACGTATTTATATCAATCCTTAAATACTTGACAGTTGTCGATTATAAACTTAGAAGTGAAATTCAACTTTTCTAAAATAATTTTTTCAGGCAACAGAATAATATCTCGTTTCATCTTTGTCTTGTCTCCGGCGGTACGCTTTAACCAAGCATCGCGTTCAGCCATAAGATAATCTAGCACAATGGTTCTATTTGCTTGATTGCTGATATCATATATACGCATTACAGACAAATCTTCTCGATTTCTTGCAACAAGGATATATCGTTGATGATCTAAATCACCCATAGCATGAAATTGAAATGCCGCATCTGTGCCAGCACCTTTTCTAGGTTTACCTGTAGCAGTGAGGAGACCTGCTACTCGCGTGGCTTTATTCTCAATGAGAATCTCACCACTGCGGGCATCTTCGCCATTCCTGGCAAAATTTATATTGTAATCGGGATCGTATTGGTTAACAATTTGATATATAGATAATGCACTAAGGGCATCAGTATCTAAGATATCAATCTTGAATTGTTTGTAGAGCATCGTTCGTATAGCAAAAATTTGCTCGCGAGCCTGATTCATTACACTCAATTCGGGTGCGTTAAAATACTTGGCCATAATTACCTCTATTAAAAAGTATATTATAGCACAGTAATCAATAAAAAGCAACCAATTGGTTGCTTATATTATTCGAATAAATTATTAAAATTTTTACGAACTGCTGATATAGTTTCGAACTTTTTCATTGTGCCATTTGGGATTCGAAACGCATAAGTGTCCCCTACTTTTCTTTCCCAATAACATTCACAATTGTCTCCGCGAATATAATTCGGAGCAACTACATCCCTGTCTTTTATCTGACGAAATAATTCTCGACCAGCTTCGTAGGAATTTTCCAAAGATTTCTGTATTGCAGGATCTGTAAAATCATAAATTTTAGCGTCAGTTACTTCGTAAAATGTTTGATCATGTTTAACCCTAAATTGAGTTTGAAACTTGTCAAAAATCGGAGACTGCTTATAACTGGTTGCGATTATGTTAGAAATACTCATTGAAGCAACTGTATGAGCAGACCTTGAGCTAGTGTTGCGAGTTTTAACTTCAACACCAATTTCTTTAAGATCGGGTTCGTTCTCTTGCGACACTCGATACCCAATGTCTTGCATCACCGACTCGACTTCGGCACCAACATTGCCATATTTTTCTTTTGATACTATCATGCCCTTAAGGGCAGATTCTGCCTTAGGCAATTTTACAATTTTTGCTTTCATATTAACTTACCTTTTTTCGTTTACGATATGACTCGTCGTTGGCATAAGGCCAGATAGTAGTAATAATACTATCTTCGATAGTAGATATCGACTTACTATCTAAGTGTTCGAGATTCCATACTAGTACTGGCAATGAATCTACATTAACTTTATGCTGTACTTTAAATTCTAGCACATTAGGAACTACTGTATTACGGTCGGTCTTTTTATAATGGTCAGGAATCGGACCTGTGTCTTCAATAATAAATTTCCTAACTGCTTCTTTCCAACCTTCGGGAAAAATCCATTTAGGTTCCTTTTTTTCCACAGGAGTTGAATACAATGCAGCCAAATCAACATCCAACTTTGGACGATGTGTTTTGTGTCGATTGTGTACGGTGTTGGTAGCAGCCTTACCAAAATAGAAATTGACTTCAGGATAGATGTAGTACAGACCTCGGTGCAGGCCTGCTTCTTTACGATTAATCGCACCTTCGGTCGTCAAATAAGGCTCAACCCACTGGTGTCCTAAATCAAGAAAGATGCGTTTAATGCTATTAAGGTTTAATTGAAGAGAGCTATTAGCTGCAAAATCCTGCATTCGTAATGCTCCAGTCAATTAAAACACATTACGAATCATTACACCAACAGCATTGCCAGTTTGGCCCGAAACGCCACCAACATTAAACTGACGAGCAACATTAATACCAGCATAAGCACGATTATTGATGCTGACGCTATAGCCGAGGATCATATCAGTCTGTCGCTGTCCTTGTGCAAGATTAACTCGCTCGGTGCTCATAATCGGAGTAGCAACTACAGCATCCTCACTGCCATTATAGTTGTAGCCGGTAACCGCAGTTACATCAGCATAGCCACGACGGATTGTCACCGGACCATGCACAGACAATGTCAGTTGATCCTTGCTCTTGCCAGTAAAGAAGATTTCCTTTTTAGCAATACCTAGCTTCCAAGTATTGCTAATTAGCTTAGGACCAACTGCCAAGAAACTGTCAGCAACATTAGAAGTTTTAGTATAGCCAACACCGTAATTACCAACAATGTCCACACTTTCGGCAACAGGATAACTTCCGCCAATTACAGCGTAAGCTGTTTGGCTAGCACCGGTGGCAAACAAACCAGTACCTGAGTTATTAAGGAAACCATTTTGTTCCATCATCGAACCAAACTGGAAGTTGACTCGGCCGGTGCCATATTGGCTGTCATAGGCTACGGCCGAACCCGAATTACTTTGCATTACTGTAAATGAATCTGTCGAACCAACGGGCACAGTTGTTTCGCGATAGCCTGCACTTTGCATAGCAAGGTACGGGCTAGTGTAAAGACTATTAGCAGGACTGCTAGTGCCAATAGTACGAGTAAAATCTGCGGTATAGTTACGATTCAATCCATCTACTACTTGAACATTTTGTAGCACATTACTGACTTTCAGTGCAGGATTAGTCACTGTCAACCCGGTAGTTGTAATTGCAGTACCGGCTACGGCAGGACCGGCGGTCAACGATAGCTTAGTGTACTTGACATTGGACTGCGGTTGGCTAGCCTTGTCGAAGTTAACAAGACCCCATCCATAAACTTCGTCTACACCCGGGGCACCGAGATCAGTTGCAGTAGTCTTTACCAATTGAACCAATTGTGCGGCAGTAAGTTGCGGCCAGGCCTGCTTGAGTACTGCGATGCCACCGGTGACATAAGCAGTAGCCGGACTAGTGCCAGTGGATGGAAATGTCACATTACCAGTTTTAATTTGATTGGGCTGTGACGCTATAATGGCTTCGCCCGGAGCAACTACAAAGAAGTCCTTGACATAATATTTGTCGTTACATACGGTGCCAGTGAGGTTGTTACAGAAACTGCCTGCGCGATTGCTAAATGTGCTAATAACATTTTTAGAATTCACACTTCCGACAATCAGCATGCGACCACCTAATACCAAGTTACCATTCTTGTCAACTTGCGTTGCAAACGCACCCGGAAACTGAGCATAAGGAAGACCTTGGTTGCCAGCTGCTGCTACCAATACAATTGTTTTACTAGCATTTGCAAATGCATTTAAATCGCTAAGGCAATTTCCGTACATACTAGCAAAGCATGGATTAGTTGCACTGGCTCGATTATATGTGCTAGGAGCTTGGTATAGACCTGGAGAAATTAGTTTAACTCCGCCTTGGAAAGTCTTGTCAAAAGTAGAGCCGAAACTCATATTGGCTGCTACTGCTCGATTAGCTTCGGCCCATGTAAGAGCCGAATAAACCGCAGACATGCTGATACCTGCATCACTATAGGCCCAGGCCTTAGTGGTAGTATTATAACGAACACCTTCGCCAATTTGTGCCAACAGCAATTGGCTATTATATGCTACCCCAACAGTGCCGTTATTATCCAATCGGCCGCCAACAATACTGGCCATCATCGTGCCGTGATAACCCCAAGTAATGTCTGTACCTGCTTGAACTTGACTGCGAATGTTATTGGTATTAGAAGCAATCTGCGTCAAGCTGGCAGGATTAAAATTTTTGGCTGCTGCTACTTGGCCGCGTAAATCCGTATGAGTTAGATCAAAACCCGAATCAAGAACTGCTACTCGAACTCCTTGACCAGTAAAGCCTCGTTGCCATGCAGTAAGAATACCAGTGCGATGAAATTGCAACATAACCTGTTGCTCGGTTTTGCTGGTAGATGTTTGAGCTTGCACACTTCCGGAAAATGCCGAAATAGCCGCTACTGCAATAAGAGTGAGTTTGAGTTTCATATCAGTATTTAAGTTAAAAAGGGAGGACTAGCCTCCCGGATTAAACAGCCTCAGCTCGCTTGAGGATAGTCGTTTCTGCAAGACGCTTCCAGTTAGAAGCAGACATCTTACGCAGATCCGCAATCTTCAGTACAGTACGCAACGACAGTTCGCGCAGACGATTGCGTTGTTCCCACACATAGTTAACAATCTCATCGCTAGCACCATCTTCGAAGTCATAGCTATCCAGCATGCCGTCACGAACGATCTGCTTGATACGCAGGAACTTGTCACGCATGGTATCTAGTGTAAGGTCCAAATAGTGGCAACGGCTCTCAAGTGCATCCAAGTGGTCACGCAACTTCTTGCTACGAACATGCTCGAACTTGATGTTCGTAATAAAAATCACACTACCTTTGAAGTCGAACTTATCGGGCACACCCTCACGACGCAACATGCTAGAGTCAGTGTTCCAAGAAATAGTACGCTTCTTGGAACTGTCAAGAGCAGCCTTGAGAATGTTCAGCGACAGGTCGTCAAGCAGAATACTGTCGCAGTCGTCGAACACTAGCACATTGTTTTCGTCGCTATACTTGTACAGCATGGCATACAGGCCAATTGCCGACATAGCACCCTTGACAACTTCGAAACGGTTGCGGCGTTGAGCCATCTTGTCGAACAGAGCGGCTTGCTCAAGCACCTTCTCGACACCGAACGACTTACCGACACCCGGAGGGCCGCTGACAATCATAGCACGAACTGCACCCGTAGTGCAACCTTCGCTCATTTGATCCAAAATGTCGAAGCGTTCACGAATACGCTCGATAGCGGCATCTTCGGTTTCGGTATACACTTCGGGTTCAGCAGGCTTAACAATGCTGAACACACTTCCGTCATCCTTAGCAGCCGTACGGCGCTGGCTATCGGACATGTCTGCTACAGTAGCACCACTCACAGTAATATCGTTCCTTGTCTTAATCTTAATCTTAACCTCGTCGGGAAAGCCCGGGAAGAAACCATCGTTGGCAACCTTAATAAAGAAACCACCCTTGGCACTTTCGCGCACATCGCCCAACAAGCGGAAGGATTGACCCTTGATCTTAGTGTTGCGATACTCGCCGCGCAGAACAGTAACTTGAGCCATTTGTGAAACTCCTGTTTCGTTTACGATTTATCTATTATAAAGGAATAGCCAATTTGTGTCAATAAACTTGACAACTCGTTAGCCGCGGATTTCAAGGAAGGTATAAACCCTAAAACCATTGCGGGCCATTTCACGGGCTTCCTTCATTGCCACACTCTTTGCCTTTTCTACCGTTTTGTAATAGCGGCCGCGCTCGGCCCACAATACAGCGGCAGGGGTCTTAATAAGAGTAACGGTTTGCTTTACCATATTCGTATTATAGTACCAAACCCAATTTGTGTCAATTTAACCGATAACTACGACCCGCGGGCTATCTTCGCGATCCATGAAATGCTTGCCCTGGAGAGGGGCAGTAAAGAAGTCTGCCTTGGCCTTCTTGGCTTCTTGCCCATCGAAAACTCGCTTGAGCATTTCGGCACGGAAAAATCCATCGCGTTCGTAAACACCAACTACCTTGCCAACCATGTAGCAAGTGTCAATGCCATTGAAGTCAAAACTCTTAACAATGTCGCCTACCTTCAGCATCATTTGCTCCGTTTTGTTTACGATAGTTCTATTGTATAGGTTTTGGTATTTTGTGTCAATTAACCTAGAGTAGTGTCTTCCATACCAGCTACTCGTAGTTTAACAATGTTATTGATTTGAAATTGCTTGCTGTCAATGGCTTTCATCAGGCCAAGGTATTTGTTTCGAATCATGGCAAACTCATTTACAAGAAGCTGCCATTCAATTACTTCGCTGTCGCCATCTACATACTTTTCAGCATCACGACTACTAAGTGCTCGGTTATAATTTTCGATAAACTTTCGAAAAACTTCACTACGCTTTTTTCGTAATTGAATATTCAGCCATTCTAGTATGGCTTCGACTTCTTGTAGTTGATTAAATCTGTGTTCAACTACACCTGGCATTAATCGGCTGTTGGCTTCTAGATTGCCTTTAATGCTGGTTTCGATCCTAGCTGTTTGTAGCTCGGATTCATAATAGGCGATAGCATCGGGCAACCGGCTAATGTCGCCCGATACTTGTCGATACCAATCAGTCATTCGTCGTCGTAGTCGTAGTTGTCTTCTTCGTAATCGTCTTCTTCTTCAAGTTCGGCAACTTGATAAAGATCCTTGATCACGGTGTCTAAGACATTGTCTGTTCCTAGCAGTTCTTCGCTGACACTATCCATGTCATAATGATTTTCTAAACTGCGAAGGAATGCACTAGCAGCATCATAGCGTTCTTTTTTATCAATATAGCTTTTGACACTAGCCCATACATCGGCGATTAGATTAACTTCGTCGTCATGTAGCATCCGAAACTTCCTCCTTGCTTTCGTCTGCTTTATTTACTCCGGCTGTCAAATCTCGTAGCATGATGTCTGCCATTACCTTATCTAGAAGTTCGTTAGTCCATGCTTTACGCATAGCCTTGAAAATTTCTCCATCTTTAGTAGTATAGAGATAACTGTTGCCTTCGCGCTTGAGCATACCCTTTTCTTCTAGCATATCGAACAAGCCACTATAAGGACTCATTCCTGTTGTATAAGGAATCTTGACATGTACTGACTCAAAAGGTTTGGCATAACGAGTTTTCATGACTTTACAGCTGGCGCGAATACCATTGACTACTGTAGTCTTATTACCTTCGTCATCTTCTTTGAGTTTGAGTTTTCTCATAGCAACCACAATACTACTAGCGTAAATAAAGCCTTGTCCTCCTGAAATCTTATCATCGGGATCAAACATATCTTGGCTGGCATAAGTGTGGTTAGTAGCAACTAGACCAACATTATGACTACCAAACATATTTACGCAGTTACGAACTAGTGCAGTCAATGCTTTGGGCTTACGGCCCATATCGCCTTTAAGGTCACCTGCGTCAAACTGATTAACATCAGTTGGTGTCAACAACATACCCAAGCTGTCAATTACAAACAAAACCTTAGGACGCTCTTCGCTAGGTAGAGCCTTGTAATCGCTCATGAATGTCGAGATAGTTTTCGCTACATCGTCAATCATGGCCATATTAAGTTTCAGCAACTTACTTTCGCTAGTGTCTACGCCAAGTGCGTGAAGCCAAGCTTCGTCTAGTGCGTTTTCACTATCAACTAGTACTACGAAGATGCCTTGTTCTTGAGCATGGCGTACTAGGTTTCCTGAACAGATATACGATTTACCTGCCCCGGACTCGCCGGCAAATACAGTGACCTTGCCTAGCGGCACACCTTTGAAAAAGTCTCCACTGATAAGATAGTTTAGCGTATAATTGCCTGTGCTAATCCAATCAGTGGGATCGTTAAAACCAATACTGAGTCCATCGATACTCTTAGTAATTTCTTTTCTAAATTTGCTTACATCAAACGGCTTTACCATTTTGTTCTTCCTTTTGTTCTATGTCGTATGATTTCATCATACGCACCAAGGGATCCATTTTAGTTTGAAAGATGTCAGGTGCGTCGTGAGCTGCATTTTCCATGTCCCATTGACTTGGATAATGCCTCAAAATGCTACGAGCTTCATTTCGAACCTTCAATGGAACCCTTGGATAATTTGTTCTGTCGTAGGACAAGGATTCGAGGAATCGCTTGGCCCACATAACCGCACGATATCGTTCGTCTGGTAGTGTCATAATTTAAGCAAGGGCCGAAGCCCTTGTTATTATTGCTTACGGTTGCGAATCATAGCAAGAATGTCGTTGACATTCTTCTTGCCTTCTGGTGCGGCCGCACTGTCAGTTTCAAACGGAGGATCATCGTCCTCGGTTTCTACTACAGCAGGCTTGGCCACTGGAGCGGGACGGGCGGCCGGAGCACTAGCTTTAACCGGAGCATCGTCGTCGCTAGCAGTGTTTGAAGATCCAATATTCAAACCAGCTGGCTTGAAGTAATTACCCCAACGACTAGCATCGTACAGTTCGCCATCGACACTGGCTTTGAACATGTCATAAATGACATCAACTTCTTCCTTAGTAGGCTTCTTAGGCATGAAGTCATTAAGATTGTACAAGCCAAACTGTTCAATGGCTGCTCGCTCAACTTCATTAAGAGCTCGTTCACGACGAGCAAAACTAGAAGTGCTGTAATCAGCATATTGACCCTTAGTGGTCTTAGTTAGACGGAAGTCTGTGCCATTTTCGAAATCAGTAAATAGGCTTTCCATTTCCGGGTCCATTAGAGCACTCTTAACTAGCGTAAAGATGCTGGGATTGATAATCAATCGACGGATAGGATTCTCTGGAACTGCTTCTTCGGCAAGGCTGCTTTGAACAACAAAGCCTTGGAAGATATAGCTCTTCTTCTTCCAATACTTGCGACCTAGGTCTTCAAGACTCTTATCCTTGAACCAAGGACGAATCTCTGCGTGGATCGGACAAGTTTCGTTCCACATTTCCATGCAAGGAACATTAACTGTGACACGCTTGCTTTCGTCGCCGCCCTTAACACCGGCAAACTCCAAACGAATCATTTGGCGCTCACGCCATGGGAAAGTGTTGGTTTCATCTCCATCTGGGAGAAAGCGAAGAACTGCTGTGGAATTTTCTGGGATGTTCCAGAAAGGGAAGATAGCATTATCTGCTGTGCGAGTTGTACCGCTCGAACGGTTTTCTTGCTCCATCAAACGAGCACGAATTTCTGCCAATGTAGCCATAGTTTTTATCCTTTAAAAAAGCCAGGGTTTAGATTTTAGTTGCCTGGAACACAAGACATCCTATCTTGTGAACATAGTATAATAGCTTACTTGCTATTAAGTCAAGAGCAATTTTACCAATTGGTTGAACTGCTCTTGAATTTATTTATTCTTTATTTCAAAATTTCTTCGAGTGTATATTTGCGTAAAGCACTTTCGAACATTTTACCAATTTCAAATCTACTGTCTTCTTGAACTGGTGCCTGTTGACTGCTCTTACCAATAATACTGCGTGTTAAGTTTTCAACTTCATTTGGATCTAAATGGCCGGCCTGAACGCCTTCGGCTACACGACTTAATTTAGTTTTGATTGCTTCGTCTTCCAATACTGGCAATACTAAATTGATTAATTGCGTAGTATTGACAGTTGGGCTTTCGTAAACAACCATGCTGGTAAGATCTAAGTCTGGGACGGCACTAACACTGATACTAGTGGCTTCTTCCACTTGTTGTTTTAGATTATCAAATGTTTGATTTGCTTCCATTTTTGCTTGATACTCTTTTAGATAGCCGTTTAGCTTGGGCAACATAGAACCAATAGTTTCATCAAATACATTCTTGGTTAGTTTCTCTTTTAATGCATCTAAATTTTCTTCATCGGCTTCGTGAATGTCTTTCATCAAAGATTCTTTGTTATAACGACCAACTAATTCTTTAATTTCATTTAGACGCTGCTGAACAGCAAACTGAACATCATTTGCTTGTTCTTGCAATCCATGACCTTTAATATAGCGTGCCACTTGTAATAACTGACTGCGTTCTTCGCTTAATGAAATAATCTTTTGACCAATTTCATCGTACGGGGTTCCGCCTTCGGCTACATGACGAGTCATAGTGCGAGCAGCACTTAAATGTATGTGTGGATATTTAAATCTTTCACCTTGGCTGTTTTCAATGAATAGCGCACGAATATTTCTGCTACGACTGCCATGAACTTCTTCGTTAACAGGTTTGCTGTGACGAATAATCAATTTGGCGCCGTCTGTCTGTTGATAACTAGTTTTCACTGAACCGGTCACTGCGCTTAAACTTTCTTCTATTTTTGCCATGTTTGCAACATCCTTTAGTTCGATGTCTTTACCTGTATAGGGTAAAAGATCAACTCCTATTATAAATTTTTTAGCAATACCATTACGTATGGTTTTTTGCAATTTATCTAATTTAGCTTTATCTGTACTTTCACCGTATTTGATTTGAATTATTTTATTTTTTTCATCAATAAAAATAGTAAACTTATCATCTGTGCTATAAAAGTATCTAGCTTTTTTAGCGTTCATAGTATCCTTACCATCTCTTTCGTTCATAGTGATACTGTAACCAAAACCTTTAAGTTGGTCAAATACCATGTCAGCTACTGTGTTAAAATCTACGGCCATGTTATTATTTACCTATTTTTATTAAATTATACCGATTGGCATTGGGCGTATAAAATCGTCGCTGTTACGCTCTACTAAACGGCTGTATGTTTTTTCATCGTATTTCATCAGATGTTCTACTAATCGAACAGCTAGTAGAGTGCCCATAACTAAGTCATCTGTTTCGCCTTCTTTAGCAGCAAAACTGGCGCCATGGGCTACAAAGGTTTTTAATTCTTGTATTAAGTTTTTACTTTTTGGAATCATTTTGCCGCTTTCGATATAGTACTTTAACTTTGTACATGCGGCCAGTTTACTTTTATTTGTAGTGTTAAAACCGCGACGCTTACTGCCAGGTTCGCTTAGAAAATAACCTGGAATTCGATCTTCCCCATATTCTGTTACTGCGACTAGTGCAGCTTCGCCTAGTGTGTTATTTTCTACACTCCAATA